TTAATTAATCACAAACATCAATATAACAACAAATAGAAGTACCAATAAAGCTTTCCCAACCAAACCACTACCTAAAGATAATAGAGGTTGCATAGATTTATCATACTTTTTGAGATATTCTGCTTTTGAACTTTGTTTTTGTCTTTTCATAATAATGGTTTCCGAGTTTTTTAAAGGGGAACTTAAAGAAGTCCCCTCTAAGTTTAAGACCTACTCTTGAGCAAGTTTTTCAAAGTAAGACATAGCATTTTCACCATCATCATCAGATGATGTAGTATCACTACTAACTGATGGTGCAGTATCGCTATCAACTGATGGGGCAGGTGCAGTTTCAGTTAAATCAGCAGCATTACCCACAGTAGTAGTACCTGCAGTTACTCTATCAAACCTTTCTTTCAATTCATCATATGATTTGAAATTAGTTGCAGAAGTAAATTCAGCAAGTGAGTATTGTTGATGCCAGAGTTCTTCCAATTTCTTGTCATCTCCGTCAATAACAGCACTAGGTTTTTCGAATTCTGATTTATCATAGTTCCAATAACCATCTACTTTTCTAATTTTCAATTTGAAATTAGCACCTTTCCAGAAATCAAATGGATTTACTGGTGACTCATCTTCAAATTGTGGTTGCATTGCTTCCATCAATTTGTCAAAGATTTTCTTTCCATATTTGAAAAGTTTTACTTTACCTTCCTGTTCTGGGTGTTTGGGGTCGCTTACTACTAAAATATTAGAATAGTAATTAAGTTTTCTCTTTCTCTTTCTTGCAAGTTCTTTGTCTGGTTCATTTCCAGTATTCCAAAGAAGTGTGTTTGCTTCAGAGACAGGGTCTTTCCCATTCATAGTTGTTAATGAATTTTCAATGTACCATTGTCCAGTTGGGCCTTGAAAAGCATGACTCCAAACCTTAGACCATGGCATATCTTCATTATCTGGTGCTGGTAAAAATCTGATAACAGCATAACCATTTCCTGTTTTATCAAGTTCTGGTTTCCAAAATCTTTCATCAACAAAACTTTTCTTGTCAATGGGTGCAGTTTCTTTTTCAACTGCTGTAAGTAGTTTATCTAAACCACTATTTCGTTTCAATGATTCTAACGACATATTGTATTCTCCTTATGTGTACATATTTGTCTTATCCAAGTTCTTTCATGATATAAAACATATTAAGTATATTATAACTTATTTTGTATCGTTTGTCAAGTCCCCTAAACTATCTTCTGAAATAGTCCAGATGCCGACTTGATTCATATTAGAGATATCAAAATTAACCTCTATATTTTTTTTCTTCTTATTGTCATGCATAGTAACAGATGAAATGGTATATCCTAATAACCATTTATTTTCTGATATTTTTTTTATACTATCAAACATTTTTATTTATCTCCCAAATTTGATTTTACCAATTTACGCAAAGCAAGTTTATATTTGGTTTTATCAAATTCGAGAAATCTTCTATACTTATTAAGAAAGATTTTTTCTTCTGGCCAGATTATATCATCACTCAACATTTTATCCCATTCTTTGAAATAAGAAAGGATATCATCCAAAATTATTAGCGTTTCTGGAAAAATTCTTTTTGAAAGATATCCCTTTAAAAGAATCGGATGTTTTCCTTTCTCACATTCAAAAATATGTTCGAAGTTATTTATATCATAATCTTTTTTATTAACACAAATTTCATTTATTAATAATAAAATATTTTGTTCAAATATATATGATAAACTTTCAATTCTTTTTTTCCAATCAGAATAATTTTTTTCAGAAAATTCTCCAACCCAACCTTTATGTGTTTGAATAAAGTTTGCAATATAATAGTTTTTTAAATCTATCAGATTAGAATGTGATTTAGATACTTTATAAAAAATCTTTCTATCGTTTCTTTTTAAAAAAGATTCTTTAGTTGACCTTGTTTTTCCACCATATTGAACAAAATCATAATTACCTTTTTCGAAATGTGTTTTGATACCAAGATATAACTTGTATGCATCATATGAATCCATTATATTATAAATCGGGAAGTTTGCCTCTCTTTGGAAAAAAATTTAAATCTCTAGCTTCTGATTCTATTTTTTCTTTTAAAGTTTTAGATATCAATCTATTAATTGATGATGGGTCTATATCATTAGTTTCACAATAATGTAAGACTGCTTGCATGTGAGACATTTCATAATTTTTAATAATTTGTTCTATTTCTAATTCAAATGTTCTTTGTGTTTTAAATGACATTTTTACCTCTAGTGGTGGTTTTTATGTTGCCAAGGAAACCACCAAACTCCCGCTACTTCTTTTAAGCAGCTAATTGATAATTAATGTTATCAGTTATCTTAACATAACCCTTTCGTATCGCAATCGAACCCAGAACGCCCCCTCATATAATTAGTAATTCTTGGAGGCGGGAGAAATCGAATCTCCGTCTTACCATATTACTTAATGGATTATTTCATTATTTATTATAACTTATTTTTTATCGTTTGTCAAGTGGAGCTGACAAGAATTGAACTTGCGACCTCCTGCTTGCAAAGCAGGCGCTCTCCCTATTGAGCTACAGCCCCTCAAGTATCTAATTCGCAGTAAGACCTTGTGCATTATCTTTAAGAGAATAAACTTTTAAAGCATCATCTAATAAATGTAAATAATCTTTTTTATTTTTAACAAACTCTTGGACAGTTCCATCTTCAGTTACAACTAAAATAGCAATCTGGTCTATATTCATTCCTGTTCTTTCTTCAAACATTTCAGAATATGCTGTTGCTTGTATATAATAGTTTTCATTCCACTCATCATTTCGTTCACTTCTTGATGTTTTAAAATCAATAATAGTAGGAACATCTTTATATTTTGCAATACAATCCACTCTACCAGCAACCATTAATCTATCTGACCATAATGTTGTTTCTTGTGCATATATATTATCAATATTTTGTAAAACTTCTTCTTTTAATCTATTGAATAAACAATATCCAAGAAAATGTCTTTGTGAATGTTTTTCAAAATCGGTTGGATTATAAATGTGTTTATTCATTAAATAATCTTCACACATCTGATGAACAGCAGAACCTCTACTAGCAGAAGTTCTAGTAATATGATTTGCTACTTCTTCTCCAACTCGTTTTCTCCATTCGAATAATCCTTGTTTACCTCGTTGAGATAAAACTGTAGTTATAGATGGATAAAGAAGTTTCTTCGGTGTTACATAGTATCGTTTTCTATCTACATTTTGTGTTGAAAGTTCGGGAACATATTTTATTTCCCTTTTAAATTCATATATTTTTTTCATTATATTAACATCCTATATCAATAATATTTTTTTTTTATTAACCAGTAGCAAGTCCTAGTTTAATTTTATTAATTAAATAATTTCTAACAAATCCAGAACGAACTATATCACCTAAATTATATTCAACTAATGTGAATTCATCCATTTGTTCAAGCACTCTAGTAAAATCTAAAATACCATTTTTTTCTTGTGTCCTAACTAAATCACTTTGGTCTACATCACCACAAAAAATAATTCTACTATTTTGTCCAACTCTTGTTATAATAGTATCTAACTCATGAAAATTTAAATTTTGACATTCATCTACAACAATAATAGAATTATCAAAAGTCAATCCTCGAAGAAAGGAAGTAGAAAGAAAATATAAACTTTGTTGTGTTTTTAATCTATCATATAACGAACTGAACGCATCTTCATTTGGTTGTTCAAACATAAATTGTACCATATTCTGATAGACAGTTTGATATAAAAGTGTTGTGTCATTTTCTTTATTAGGAATGAATGATTCATCTTTTGTTGTCAGTAATGAACGAACAAGACATACTCTATGGTATGGACTTTTTAAATCTAAAACTTCTTTAAGTGCAAGGTATAATGCAACAAAAGTTTTTCCAGTTCCAGCAGCACCATATTGAAAAATATTTTGTCCTTTTTTAAATGCGTCAAATGATACTTTCTGATTATCTGTAACTGGTTTTATTTTAATTAATTGTGAATCTGTAATTTCTTTTACTTTCTTTTGTTCTGGCATTATTTAATAACCTCTATAAAAAAGGGATTGTCATGTAACAACCCCCCATTGATGCATGAGCCGAGGGATTTCAAAAGCTTACAAACCTCTTTTGATGATACTTTAATATCTAAGGTTGTGCTGAAATTTCTAGCTCGTATCATTATCATATTTATATTATTTCTTTTCTTTCGCTTGTTTAATTGCGTGTTCTTGGTACACTCTTTCACCTTTTTTTTGTTTAAGTGTCTTGTTATTTCCATATCTATCTGCAAGAGCACTATTCGGGTGTGCTTCTGATATCTTTTGTAATGTTTCTTTCCATCCCGTATCCATTTTTTGTTCTATGTTTACACCAGATACAATTGCTGGAGCAGCAGGTGCTATTTGAATATGTGGATTTTCTTTTATATATTCTTCCATTTCTGAAATCGACATAAAAAGTTCTTCCATTTTATTTGTATTTGTATTTAAAAAATCATAAGTAGGCAAAATTATATCTCCATATTTCTAATATATTATACTTCATTTAGTTAAGTTTGTCAAATTTTTTTCATGCTTTTCAAGCACTTCAGTTAATCCACATTTTCTATCACCATACATAGGCACATATTCTTTTGTCCAATCTTCTTTTGCCCATTTTAATGATTCACACATACGTATAAACATTCCAATTTCTCTACCATGTGCTTCTACTTCCCACGGCAAATCATAATAATCTACTCCTTTAGTATCTATCACAGTATCTTTCCATTTATATTTATTTGCATCTCTTACGTATTCATACATCTCACCTTTCATCCATTGTTTAAGATGCACGAGTTCGTGTGCTAATGCTATAAGTTTGCTTCTAAGTCTTACTTGATTGTCTATATTAATAGTAAATTTTTTTGGTCTACGAGTTTCAAATTCGTCATTCCATACACATTCTCCTTCTATTTGTTGTTCTTTAAAAAGAGTATCGCTATAAGAAATGGAAATTGAAAGGTTAGATTGAAGTCTTTTAGAAAGAAGATGGTCAAGATACCATCTTACAGATTGTTTAGTTTTTATTTTAGTTTCGGTATCACAACCTCTTATAGATAATCTCATATTGAAATTATTTATATGGTAAAATTTATGGTATTTTTTTGTGAATGAAAATGGAGCTCTGTGGGTACAAAGCTCCACTAACCGATTAGTGGGTATTATAACCCAAAAACTTTATGGGTTTTATAACCCATAAACGGATTCTAATCCCGCTTTAATGATAGATTGACTTGGTGTGCCAATTCTATATGAAGTACCGTCTGCAGCTTTGTTTGCATACACACAATATCCTCGTCTTCTAAAACCGTCAACGACAGTTCTTGGGGACTTGAAACCATATCTTTTCTGAACAGCTGTCCAAGAAATAGATTCGCCTCTAAGAAGCGCTTGTAAGAACTTTGCAGTTCTTGTCATAGTTTGTCTTGCCATGATATAATCACCTTGCAACTCAAATTTGTTATTTTATACTAGGATAAAAACCCGTTGCTATATTTTTACCCTAGTTGTTATTTTCGTTTATTATACATATATTATAACATATAATAAACAATTTGTCAAATATTTACTAATCCTTTAACATAAAGTTGTCATTCCAATTAAATGCTTCTTTGCAAACTGGAATTGATAGTCCTTTATAAGCTCTACCCAACTTTTTATCTTTTGCTTGTACAACCAAGTTTGCTTCACTAGCACTCAATCCTTCTAACAATTGAATAAAAAGTGATTCTCTACGTGATTGAACAATATTAGGTCTAGCAACAACACCAAGAAGTGATATAAAATTATCAAGAGTTTTATATTCTTTATGTAATCTTGTGTGTTCTGTGCCATCTGGTGCATCATTCGGGATATAAGGTACATTACCCTCTGGTAATAACCATTCTACATCTGGGTCGAAATTAGCTCTTAAAAACCAACGTAAACCAGCACTATTGTGTTTTTTTAAAATCGCAACCTTTTCGTCTTTAGTTTTTGCTTTGTGTACTCGTTCAAAAATTTCATGAAAGAGTGGAACATATGTTTCTGTAACCATAATTAAAAATCTCCTAAATTATTTGTCAATTCTTTTAACTTATTATTTATAAAGTAATTTATAAGGTTTTTTCTATCACCCAAAATAGGTGTTGTCTTATAAGTTTCTTTAATCTTATCTTTAAGGTCTTGTGGTATTTTAGATAAATCTACTAATGTAGTATTTCTATGATAATTTCTTTTTGCTTGTTCATTAGGNGCAACATCCATAAAATCATGTTCTACCCATGATTGTATTTTCTTTTTCGTAAGTGGTTTTTGTCTAATCTTATCTACGAAAGAATTATCATCAGAAAGAACATTTGGGATTCCATCACTCCTATCACCTTTGATAATATGTTCTTTTAAATATAAATCTGGATTTTTATCTTTCAACATTTTCTTTTGAACAGGATTCCATTGTTTTACATTTTTATATTTTTGTAATTGAATAAAATCTTTATCACCAGAAACAATCATAATATTTTCTTTTTGTGATTCACAAATAGTTGCAATAATATCATCTGCTTCTGCACCATATACTTCTAACATTTTATATGGAAAATTTTCTCTAAGTTCTTCTTTTAATGCATTAAGTGTATTGAAAATAGTGTTCCAATCAAAATCACTAGATTCTCTCATTTTCTTACGATGAGATTTATATTGTGGAAAAACGTCTTTTCTCCAATAGTGTTTACTATCATAACATAAAACCAATTCACCATAATCTTCTACAAATTTAATTCTATATGTACGAATAGAATTCAATACCATATGTCTAACTAAATCTGGATTGACTTGTAAATCTTTTGATTGACCTATCTGCATCATTAATGAAGATAAAGTTACTTGATTCATATCAACTAATACCATAATTATTCCTCTTTTAAAATTTGGTCAAAATCTTTATTATTCAATTGTGATAAATCAAACTGAGAATAAACCTTCTGCGTTTGTTCATTTACAGTTGATGTCATTGCCATATCCGATAAAACTTGAATAGGATGAAAAAAACCAAAATGTCGAAGTATACAAGATTTTAAAGTTTCATTTACTAAACCAAAATCTTTTATAAAAACATCTTTTTCTCTATCTGAAACTTTGTTTTCATCAAGAACACGAAGCGTTTGTACTATAATCGACTGTGTTATATCTTCAGCAAACATCAAGTTATATCTTAACTGACTAGTTTCTTCCATTTCTGGAACTTTAACATGAGTTTTCCACGGCCCTTGTATCACATTATCATCTGTCATTTTCTATAGTTTCCTTTACTCATACCTTTTTTTGCTTGTGTCTTTTTTTGTCGTATAATCGCAGCGGCTTTTTTCATTCTGCGTTTTTCACTAGGTTTCACATAATGTTCTCGTTTTTTCAATTCAAACATCAAACCATCTTTTTGTATTCTTTTCTTTAAAAGTCGCAATGCTCCTTCGACATTATCATTTCTTACATCAATAGTGTAAGAATCTAAATCTTCTTTTTTATGTGATTTTTTTATCATATTATACAAATATTATAACATATAATAAACAATTTGTCAAATATTTACTGTAAAACCCTGTCTTTATTGGGTTTTTTGGGATTATCTTTTTTATCTGTTTTATCATTATCTCGTTCTCTAATCTCTTTATAGTAGTAATGTTCACCTAAGTCTTGAAGTACCATCAAAATATGAGTTAAAAATTCTCTTAATTTTATATTATTTCGATAAATTTCATAGATATATGTGTTTAATTTATGGAAAGTATCACTAAGTTTGTGATAAGNTTTTTCAATATTTAATTCTTCACTATCAATAGGTATATCCAATTCATCTAGTCTTTCTAATTGTTTTATATTTTCTAATAATCCATCTTCATATGGTCTTTCAAACTCTAGTAATAATCCTCTTAATAATCCATCTTTATTGAAATGTTCTTTAATGTAAATTTTAATATCTACAAAATGCTTT